GCTCGGGCGAGGAGGCGCGCGATACCCCAATTACCCTGCTCTCACCGACTAACAGGCCAAATCCCAGCGCGGTGGCGCTCTGGGAAGTAGTGGATCGTCAATGTCACACTTCCTAACTTTGACGACATAGTTATCCCAATAGTGCATCCAATGCTCATGACACACCTGGGTCAATTGTGGAATAACTAGAGGCTGTATCTCATTCAACGAATCAAGATACGCTTCCACTGACAATTGAATGTCGACCGGAATGTTATACAACTTTTCTGCTAACATTCTAGTATCAATACCAGGACTTCTCCAAGGTATATCCCTTTCATCAGAAGGCATTTCCCTGAGGGCCGCGAGCACTTGCTCCCGCTCCCATAATGAAAAAGCATGAGAACCTTGCTTCTCCAAAAAACTAACGAGATAATTTCTCACATCACGAGTAACTCTCAATCCATATCTAGCTAATGCTGTTAGTATAGGACATCCGGGATACTGATGAGCTAAACTCAACGCCTTACACCTAAGCAACATCTTATGAACTTTAATTCTAGATTTGGAATAACGTGCCGAACACCAGCCAAACGACGCCAGCGTCTCTCGCACGTCAACAAGATTGATCAAGTCATTTTCATGGTAAACAATACCGCAAAAACTGGCCGACTCTAAATGATCATGAACTTCAAGTTTGATCTTAGCACCCAATTTAGCGAACGCATCGGAAGAGGGAAAGGTACCTGAGGAAACGAACAACCCATCGTCTCCTTCAACCACCCCATCAACGTCTGTGCAACCATTTTCTTCACACAAGAACAACATAAGCATTAGATTAGTAAATCCATTGCCTAATGACGTTGACATTTCACCGCTCATTCTTATCGCTTCTACTAATAAGGTAAAATATTTCGAAACAATCTTGTTGTCACCACCGAGAACTTGACAATACAATTCCGCCCATTCTGGTCCACCAGGCACGTACTGAGTCATGTACTTATACAACTTAAACTCGCAATTTTCCATCAATTTACTGGTGAAAATTGCTTCAAAAGTAGTGTAGTCAGTAGCGCAATAATGCGCTCCCAACCTAAACAATCTATCCCTCAGTACCCCAGGTCTTTGAGCCACAGGTACGTTCTTAATGAACCATTTGAGCTTATATACTACCTTCTCTATGGCTTTGATCCATGGTCCCGCCCAACACTTAAACGGATCACTCCTAGCATTAATCCAACGTGTTGGTTTGTATTCAGCATAAGTTTCAAATTTGCTGAATGACGAGCACGCAAAGTCAAATTTGGGATCAAGCATGCGTTCTTGAGCATCCCAAATCTTGGTTAATTCTTCCTTCCTCCACCTTGGGTAGGAAGTGTCTTCGAGCCAAGTCTCAAGACTGACGTCCGTGGTTGGATCCAACGGTGTTAAATTATTTTTCAACCACCTATCCACGAACAGTCCAAATTTGGTCAAGGTCTCCTCATTTTGCGCAGGCATCTTAGCAAGAAACCTACACTTAGCACCATGAAGATTAGTGGACGAATCATAGCAATCGGGGTGCGGAAGCGCCACCCCTTCCCAATGACAACCCAAAGAGGTCATCATCGGTTTAGATATCCAAACGTCGCTCTCAATAATGCGCCTAATCCTAAGGGTAGGATTAAGCTCGGGGATTGGTTTAAGCTTAACTTCACCCAATCGATACCCGTAGGCGATGATTCGTGTGGCATCCCACTGCTCTTCTCGGGAGGGCATGCAAAAGACAGAGTCTTTTGATATTTCTGTTTGTTGGCCAAGAACATAGCATAAGCAACCGTAGCACTATCCGTATAGATATGTTCTCCAGTAAGGGCTTCGTATCTATCTATGTTAACTGTTTGCATTCGGCTGGCAGCAAAGTAGATCCTTTCCCGAGCCACCTCTTCATCTCTCGCGGGATTCATGAGAGTTGGTGTTGTTAACTGGGCCACAATCTCAAAGCTAACATTGAGCTCTTGTGACCCACCTGAAAGAGGGGTTGGATCTTCTAAACGACACTTGCTAACCAACGGATTCTCGTGTTTCATATCCAATAATGCATTAGCGTCTGGTCTGAGGTCATCAAATGGTTCTCCCAGCTCACCAACCTTACGAATAGTAAGAGTCGGTCTAAATGCATGCAGTATTCTAGCCACTACCGCAAGGATAATCGGCACATACCAATACTTCAAATAACGAATCAGAGGACTGAAAATATCTCTGGTAACCAATAAACCAGAGAACACTTCGAACAATGAAATGACACTACGAGGGGCCGTTTTCTGTCCCCACACTCCCAAATTTGTGTGAAGGTACTTAGACACCTTAGATACTGTAGTATCAAATTCACTTAGTCGTTCTACAGTGAACAATTCTCCTATCTTCTTCAAAGCAAGTTGAACCGCTGCTATGCCAATGAGCCACTTAGGTAAAAACTTTAAACCATCGTAGCGAGTGTCTCTCCAGGAGACTTTAAATTCATTGACTTTGCGCAATGTAGACTCTCTAGCAACTGAAGTGAAATTTTCCACAATTCCGGTAAGATTCTCGAGTTCTTGTTTTTGAGCTTGAGACTCTTCCTTTATCTCGCGGAGTTCTTTCAAAGCATCTTTCAGAGCAATCCTATTACCGGAAAGCTCATCATTAGTGCGTTTCATTTCGTTGTTGAGAGCGATTGGAGCAGATTTCTGCTTCTTAGCCCATCGTTTCTTCTGCGCCTTATGTCTCCCACGTTTCTGATTCGGCACTCTGCCTGACGACATCTCACGGTCGTTTCCAACCGATTGAATGTCAGGTGATCTCGCGTCATCGTCATTAAGGGAAGACGAGTCGGAAATTCTGGACTTTTCCTTTTCTATGGGTTCCAATTGGATCTCCATAGGGACTTCGTAGTTTCGTTACGGAACGAGAAAATAAA